CGGATAGATTTAAGAGGATGGGACAATAATAAGTTTTTCCCGTTGGTTATAAGTATTCCGGTTTACCACAAAACAAGGGTTGAAATAAGTAGACCTCTTGATGCGGGATACGGAAAACCTTCATACGGTACACACGATGGCGGTTTTTCTATGAACTTAACGTTTGAGATGTCCGGTTCGGGTTGGGGTTCGTTACCAGCAGTAACTAATATCTTTGACTATACTAAAGCATGGACTTCTGCGGGTGTAAAGATAGTTGTTGATTTGGGACAAATAACTGAAACGTCTACGTGTAGAATGGGTATTAGGGGCGGTTCTATGTATGACGTAACAGTAGATGATACTATTGACCCAAACGTAATCAACGTTTATCAAACCGATTATCACGGTTCGTATAATACATCGTTCCCCGTTCGCACCGATGGAACTGAACCCGTGCGCACATACGGATACTATACCGAAATAAAGCAGACGCAGGAAAGCATAGCTTTAACTGCAAACAAAGTGGACGATCAAGGTAGGCGATTAAGTGCGGCTGAGTTAACCTTGAGTTCAGACCACGCAAAATTAAGCGTAGTAGAACAAACGGCAAATTCCGCCAATTCCTTAGCAGGAACAGCGAACAGCAAAGCCAACACAGTAGACGGTCGTGTCACCGCCACCCAAAACGGCTTAGTCGAAACCGGAATCAACATCACCTCCCGAAAGATCGTTTTGAAGTCAGACAACGTTCTCTTTCAAAACAACGCAGGTCAACAGACAGCAGCGATCAACACAAACGGCAAACTGTCTGCCAATGTGATTGAAGCGGCGGAAGTAGTTGCACAGGCATTTTCAGCACAGCGAATCATAACCGGAAACCTTACGGCAACTGATGGTGCGATAATTGGTGGTATGACAATCTCAGGTGGTAAGTTGAAAGGCGGCTCTATCGAATTGTCCGATGGTGCCGTTATTGGTGGATTCCGGATCTCTGGTTCAGACATGACTACAGGTAACATGCGAATATCCCCTAAAAATATCAGATTTACAGGAGGAGGAATTTTTGCAGGACTTGGAATTGATACAGCTCCTCCTGTATTAGGTTTAAGTGTACCTCTTTGGATCCAGAATGAGAGTAGGTTGGATACCTGTATTGCCGCAAGACTTTCAGCCAAGGGGGCTTATGATAAGGCTAATAACATTGCACTTGCCTTGGCTGGTTGTATATCCGATTTTGCCATAAAACTAAGAAGTATTACCCAATCCACCACATTAGGACTTGACGACTGTTTTGTGTCCTGCTCCTTTTCCGGGTCAGACAAACGTGTCTATCTTCCTAAAGATCCGCCGGTGGGAAAGGTATACCTTATAAAACGATGGCCGGGTACAGGACGTGGTCCAATTGTTCATGCAAACGGAAGTACACTGAATGGAGGTGCGACAGAGGACTTGTTGAAGAATGACAACCATCTTGCAATATGTGTTTGGGGTGGTAAATCATGGAGCTATAATAAGATATCACTATAATATTACAATAATTATGAAAATTGATTTCAGAAGAATTAAAGTGCAAGTAGCTATCGACGGAGAAATAAAAGAGTTCGACGTAGCTAAAACAGTGGGAAACGTAATTTACTGTAGTACCCCCGATCTGGGTGAACTGGAGTTTGCTCAGCGAATATATAAAGAGGGCGAGGTTGAAGTTGATGCACAAAGTGCAAATATCATTCGAAATTACGTTGATCCGGCTCCGATCCTTGCAGTGGTGAAAAACGCTATTTATAATGAATTAGATAAAGCAATTATTAACTCTCAAAATCAATAAATTATGTTTCAAGAAGAATCAAGAACAGTTCAAGTAAACGGTAAAGTCGTTTCAGGAGATTATCAGTACAATGTAAACTACAGTGTCAATAACAATAATCTCAGCCGCCTTCATTGTGAAATCATTAAAACGGTCACGGAAGAGATTGACACCCCTACAGGTAAGCAGCCCGTAACCTCCGGGCGGTATATCGGGTATTTGCTGTTGGAATCAGGCAGTAAACAAATGTCTCTTCCGGAGTCGGAGAATGTTGCAGCGCACTTTGAAGTATTCGATCAGATCACCAAAGAGGTAAAAGCCACTTTAGAGCCCAAACCGGCATCTAAATCCAAGTAACAAGAATCCGCCCTGTCTTCACAGATGGGGCGGAAAGATGCGGTATGGATGAGGAACGAAAGTTTATACATACCACATAAAGTGCGTAATTTAATATTAACGCGGCAAATATACGATTAAAGTTTATATATCCAAGAATATGAAAAATTTGAAGATGATTGCCTTGATTGCCTTGCCTCTTTCTCCTTTGCTGGAACTCTTTGAACGCTATGTCTTTGGCGATTGGGAGTTTGTCAAATGGTTGATTGTCCTTGTATGTGTTGATACGGTGCTCGGCTTTGTCAAGCACTGGTTGTCCAAAGACATCAGTAGTAAGGCTTATGGTATGATTGGGCGTAAGCTTATCATTTACAGTTGTGTGTTGGTCCTGTCACATGTGATGGGTAATTTCTCGATCGCCGGTCAGGTAGTTGATAGTTTCGTCTGGTTCCGGTATTTCGCTTGTACGGCATTAATGGTACGTGAGGCCTTAAGTATTATTGAGAACGTAGAAGAGATTTGCCCGGGCTTCTTCCCTAAAGCGATCATAAACAAGCTGAAAGGGTTCGATAATGTTTCGGGAAAGAAAGAGTAGTTTAGGTTAAACCTCCCGTCGCTACGCTTAACGACGGGAAGACACACAAACAAAACAAATATAAAGTTCATCTTCCCGGATGGGAAAAATATGAAAATGCGCGCGAATTTAGCCAAATCTTTTTATTCACAAAATAAATTTATCATCTAACATGAAATACTTTACAATCCAAGAACTAAGCCACAGCGATACGGCCGTAGCGCGTGGAATCGATAATTATCCGACGGCCGAAGCTATTGACAATTTAACGAAGCTGGTAGAAAACGTTCTTGACCCGCTTCGGGAAAAGTACGGCAAGCCCATCCGGGTAAGTTCCGGCTATCGAAGCGCTATTCTCAACCGGAGCGTTAACGGGGCAACATCCAGCCAACACCGATTAGGGGAGGCGGCTGATATTACGGTAGGAAGCAAGGAAGAAAACCGGAAGCTGTTTGAGATCATCCGACAGGAATTACTTTTCGTGGGTTCACGTGTCATTCCGTGAAGGTAGAAACAGAAAACAAACATTAAAACTCTAAATTAAAAAGTATGCTTAAAGACTTAATATTTACTCTTCAGGACGAAAAATATGTATCTGAACCTGTACAATTACCATCCGATGCGGGGTTGCATTTGGAGTTTAAACCGGTGCTGCGTGGCAACTGCGTCGAATTGGAACAGAGCATGACCGGTGATAAGTATTACAATTTTAAAACCGAATTCTCTCCCGGTGC